TAGAGCATCGGGACACGAGCATATGCTTTGCACACATCGTGAATGCCGCGGCATTGTTGTAAGCGCTTCATTTCCTGAGATTGACGAATCCCTTTTGACACTTCTATTATACAGAGTTGAAAAACTAAAAGCGCTAAGTGCACATAGCAACCCTATGAGCAAAGCAAGTATCTCCCCAGATAGAACAAAGCCACTCGTGGCTGAACTTGAAAAAGAAAAACGGCGTCAAGCAAAGCTGTACGATTTGCTTGAACAGGAAGTTTATGATACAGCCACCTTCCTTGAACGTTCTCAGGTAGTTGCCCAAAGAATCAAAAGCCTTGAAAGTGCAATAGCCGAAGAGGAGGCTCGAAAAGAGCCGCAGAAGCTTCCTCCCAAAGAAGCCATTGCTCGTTTGACTTATGTTATAAACAACTTTAAAACAGCTTCTCCTAACGAAAAAAATACCATGCTACATACTGTAGTTGAAAAAATATATTATTCAAAAACGCAAAGAATGTGCTGTAATAAACGGAATTCCGACCTTACACTCGATGCGGTGTTTTTATAACCTTATATGTGCAAGTAATATATTGGAATAAACTGCAATATCCCGTAAATATCAAAACTCCCAACGCAAAGCTTGCAAGGGTTATAATAAGTCAGTTAGGCGGTCCGGACGGCGAACTTGCCGCTTCGCTCAGATATCTCAACCAGCGCTACGTTATGCCGTATGCCGAGGTAAAGGGACTTCTTACTGATATAGGCACAGAGGAATGTGCACATTATTGATAACTATAATATAAAAAACGGCAGAGGAAGCTATCCCCTGCCGTTTTTTCGTCATATAAGAACGTCCCAGTCACTACCGCCGAGATATCCAACCCCGAGCCGATTAGCCTGCTGGAAGTTGTGGATAGCGGTCATGGTTCGCTCGCCTGCGATACCGTCTGCCGCTCCGCAGTCAAATCCGACAGAGTTCAGTCTCGCCTGAACCCAACGGGTGAGAGGGCCGCTGTCGCCATTGTTGATAGTGTACTTGTGGCACTCCGCGAGAGTTTTTTCTCCTGCGATACCGTCCTCGTCAAGGTGTGCACCCTTGTCGTTGAGAATCTTCTGAAGCTCGGCGGTCGAGTTATCTTTATCAGAATAATATCTGTAGAAATCGTCCGTCACGCTGCCTGAAGTGCCGCCGCGAACGGCTTCGTCGCCGTACCATTTCGCGCCTGTACGCACGTCAACGTGAATCGCGGTGTATGTACGGTCGATGTTGCCAATACCGCCAAAACCGATATTCTGTGCCTTGCAGGCGACTTTCTTTGTGCTGATGATGTTGCCGTCCTGATTGTAGCATATGATGTCCGCAGCGTTGCCCTTGGTGTGCTGACCTGTTCCATTGCCGCCTACATTCTTGTCGTGCGTAGGACAGCGATAACCGCTTGTAATAACGATTCGGGAGCAGTCAAGCACTCTGTGGAGCTTTTCAAGGTTGGTCACGAGGGTGGGATTGATCTCCGTGTCGTGCGTTCTGCCGCACTTGCAGCGGAACTCCCTTGCATTAAAGTGCACAGAAAGCTGTGTTTCATCGTTGTAATCGTATTTCATGACTTGTCCTCCTTGTCGAAGTTTTTCAGCTTCTTGATGATTTTAAGTGCCCACTGCGCATCGGGATTGATCTCGGCATAGTTCTCGAAAATGCTGACAATTTCCATGACGGTGATGTAAGTGAAAACTAAAACCGCCGTCACAATGCCTGCGATGTCGGAAAGCTCCACAGCCTGATAGTACTTGCCCAGCTCATGAATTCCGATATCCAGTCCGCAGGCTGTCACCATTACAACGATCTCGCCAATCTTATTCAATCCACCCTTGCGCATTTTAGAACTGCATATGTCGTCATTGCAGTACGCCTTGATGAATCCTGTGACGTAGTCTGCAAGCGCAAGTCCGATGATTATTAATATCATGATTATGTACTTCATACGATCTCCTTTCAGTCCTTGATACACCAATATCCGTTTGTGATGTATTTTTCGTTGTTAAGCGTAATTATACCCATGCCGTCATACTGATAAATCGGTATATAATATGCATTTTCAGCCGCAACATTAGCATCACCAAGACTTGCGGCTGTTACAAAATTAGCTAACGTTGTGCAATTAGCTAAATGGCGAGTGCAATTGTTTCCAAGAAAATTTTCTAAATCTGAGCGACACACACGAGGATTTGCTAACGAATCAGATTTGTAAGGTGCCCCGTATATAAGTGTGCCGTCACTATTAAATGACATGAACGCTGAATTGATTCTTGTTGTTCCGTCATAACTAAGAGCCTGTATGATAATACCATTAGTGCAAGCAAGAATTGTGTAATGTATTTCAGACGAACTGCTGCCTATTTCAAACGAAGAACCACCATTGTTATAGTATACCTTGAGTCCCCCAATCACCAATATGTTATTGTGTTTAATTTGGCTTATATTTGTGCCTGATGATGATACGGCGGTAGTTATTCCTGTGAACCCCAAGTTATCTATAAACGCTTTTGCAGCCGCTGGACTTGCATTCATAATTGATGTAATTGCCATTTTATTTCTTCCTTTCTTAGCCCTCTATATCCGCCGTGAAACTGGCGTTCCCTACCACGCATTTCTTTGCTGAATCACATATCACCATTGCCTGACCGACTTTATCCTGTGAACCGCCGCTTATATCCGCCACCTTTGCGACCAACGTATTCAGCGTTTCGCCCACGTCAGCTTCAACGCCTTTTGACGTGAGAATGCCTGCGAGAAGATCACGCTGCTGGTCAATGGCTGTCAGCATATTGCGGATAGTCTCAGGTTCGCTCGTGCTGATAAATGTTTCCAGAATGTCCTGTATGTATGCCACACCTGTGCCCCCTTTCACATTTCCGACAATGTTCTGCCCCCAGACCTGTGCTGAAACGTTACTGATAGTAATTGATTTATCATTGGTCTCCAGCTTCACGCTGAACAGGTGTTCGCCTGCATCCAGCACTATCGGGATAACTCGTTCAGCCGATTTGTACTCATTCGCCGCAAGCGTGAATGCTTCTGCAAACACAACTGCCGTGCCGTCCATGTATGACGTGATATTTACCGTGCAGTCCTCTGCACCTTGCAGGTTTGCATTGTAGTGCAAAAATGCCCATGTAGGCTCTTTCGCGTTGACAACACCGTCCGCTATCACGGTTGCCATATCTATGTCCTGCGGATACTCGTTCAGTTCCGCGACTTCGATGGTCTTGCCTTTTGTGATATTGATTTGCGTGCCCGACGCGCCCGAACTTGCCGAACCGCCCGAGGAACTTACCGTATTTGAACCTGCGCGCGGTACGCCCGGAGCGGTGAGCTGCTGTGGAGAACGGAACTGCCAGAAGTTTGAGCATATCAGGAACTTGCAGTCCTCGCTTTCCGTGATACCGCCCTTTACAATCACCATGTCCCCGAGGTCAAGCGCAGGGTCGCCGTAGTACTCGATCGTGCCCGGAACCCAGCTCATATCACTGAAATATGCGCAAAGCGGATACAACAGCCAGTCAAAACGTTCCTTGTAGTTCTTGTCATTGTCCCACACATATTTGTTATCCGTGATGTTCAGAACGGCTGTAGACTGCCCCTGACCCGCCTGCGTTGCTACAGGCTCGGAGACAGTGTGTCCGAGTGAACCGGTGTAAGAGAACTGTCTGACACGGTAATTGTACTCACTCAGCTTGATACTCTTGCGCAGATCTACAGGAATAGTCCGCACAGGTGTTTTTGAGAACCTGCGGAATTCTATCTTGCCCTCGCGATTCGTAAACGCAAAACCGCCGATAAGCTGCGCGATTGCCCGTACCTCATCACGGCAGTTTGAAAGATAATGCGTTCCGAACCAGTCGTACTTGATGTCAATTTTCTTTCCGTCACTGTCAGTCGGCAAGAGCGCGTTTATTTCGTCTATAGTCTGCGCAAACTCAACCTTCGCGACCGTTTCGATTTGTTCCAGAACTGCCGCCGCGAAAACTACACCAACGTAGTCGTTATTCAATTCCGCGTCAAGACGGCTGATGTGGTCAACGGCTTTCACCGTTAACCTCGAACCGCTTTCTCGTTCAGCAGATGTTACGTCAAACACTCCCAGCGGAACTTCATCTGCTGCGCCGTCAACCGAAAACCACAGCCGCACTTCACCGCCTATAATTTCATCGCGCCGCAGATAGGGCACGTTCAGGATCATGCTCAGTTCGCCTGTGTACATCTGACCGATCATGAACACTTCTTCATCTTCAACGCAGCGCAGGTCTATGCTTGGATTTCCGACCATTGTGCTATCGTCAAGGGTGAGCGTGTCACCGTTGACGTCTGTAAGAGTTCCGTGTATATGCTGAACTGCGCCGCTTTCGATCGCCGCTATATATGCGGCTGATACCTGATACAATATCTCACCCCCCTATATTTCGATCAGATTCACAGATAATTCCGCCGTAAAACCATTGTCAACGGTCGTTCGGTCTGACGGATACATCTGTGCTGTAACATAACTGCCATTATGCAGAAAAACGACAGTCTGTGTAAACGCGCTTACCAGTGAATTGACCTGTGCGATTTCTGCACTTTCGCCTTTGAATTTCAACGTCAGTTTATATGTGTTTGTGCGAATAGGGTAACGCAGCGCTTTTCCTGTTTCCGTGGAACGTCCTGAACCCTCTGCCAAAAGGTCGGAACATATTACACTATAGCCGTCTGAAAGCGGCTGTACGGCAAGCTGAGTGTCGTTTATGGACTTTATCGCTAACATTATTCACCCCTCCTTGCGCGGTCGCTATTCACGATTTGCAGCACTTCTCTGCTGAATTCCTTGGAATTTTTGAAAAGATAATTGATTATTTCTACATTCATTCCCGAGCGCAGAAGTTCAATAATGATCCGCAGCAGTTCAACTATTTCACTGCTGCCGCCGCTGTCGCCGTCAAGCATTCCTTTCAATTTGGACAACGGCGCGATAACTTCGGGGTCTGTGGCAGCGTTTTTGTTATCGCCGACCATAGCCAATGTAGGCGCAGTCGCAAGACCGCCCTTAGCCAGATGTGGGATCTCAGGAACACCAATTGTCGGCAGCCATGAGAATGGCTCCCAATCCATAATTTCCAGACCTCGGAGACCATCAAGAGCATCATTTATCGCATTGAACGGCTGGGCAATTACCCAGTTGATACCGTCAATCAACGAATTCACAACGTCCTTGAAAACCCCTGCGATGTTCTCAGCAATACCCGAAAAAATTTCGCCGCCTGCTGAGAATACATTCTTGACCGCCTGCCAAGCTTCGGAAAATTTGTCCCTGAACCAGTCCGTCACATGACTGAACACCGATGTGATACCGTCCCAGACACCGCTGAAGAACTTGCCCACTCCTGAGAACGCGTTCTTTATGCCGTTCCATGCACCCGAAAACGCATTGCTGAACCATGTTCCTACTGATGAAAATGCCGATGTGATATCGTTCCAGCGATTCCTGAACCATGTTCCCACACCCGAAAAGATTCGTTTGATAGCTTCCCATGCCTGACGGAACTTATCACTGAACCACTGGTCAATATCATCGAATATCTCCAGAATAGCGGAAAGCATTTTCGAGAATATTTCCTTTATTTTTTCAATACCGTCCGAAATCGCATTGAACAGACCGTCAATGATAAATCCGCCCATTGTGCCCATTTCCTTGGACGGACTGGCGATCCCGAATGCTTTCTTGAAACCGTCTATAAACGGTTTGAAGATATGTTCGTATATCCATGTACCGACATTTTTCAGCGCGTCAAGTATACCATTGAACAGCCCAAGGACAATGTTTCCACCTGCTTCGTCAATTTTACCTGAAAAATATTCTTTTATCGCGTCAACTACACCTTGCAGCGCACCCCACAAAAGGGAAACTGCTGCGCCGATAGCACTGCCGAGCAGCTCGAAAAGTCTGCTTGCGATTCCGCCCCAGTCAATGTTGGCGATGAATTCAGCAATTTTCGCGCCTATGCTTGCCCAGTCTATTGTCTGAACTATCTCTATTAGTGTGTCAAGAACACCCTTGAAGCCTTCGGACAGCGTTGCTCCAGCCTTGCCGAAGTCGAGATTGTCAAACCAAGCATTTACCGCTTCACCTATGCCCTTGCCCAGTCCTTTGAAGTCAAAGTTTGTGACAAATGCAAATCCTGCATCGATAAATGCCTTTAGCCGCGCGGAAAGTGCCTTGCCAAGTCCCTTCCAGTCGGTTTTCTTAATGGCGCGGTTCAGACCGTCAGCTATGCCCTTGCCGATCTTAGCCCACTTTATCCCCTCGAAAAACGTGTTGATCGCCGAAGTGATAGTGTTCAGACCGCCTGCAACTGTATCGCCCATAACACCCCAGTCGATATTATCAACAAAGCCATTAATTCCGTCAGTTACCTTGGAAATACCGCTGTTTATCTTGCTGCTCAGTTTTTCCCAGTTTATTCCTGAAAATACAGCATTAACACGTTCCGCAAGTATCTGACCTACGCCTGCCCAGTCTCCCTGTTTTATCGAATCTTTCAGGCGTTCTGCCCAGTCGGGAAGTTCAGGTTCGGTCATATCGATTTTGCTGTAGTCGATGCCGCTGTCAGATGAACCCGATCCATCGTCTCCGCCGCCTGACAGCACGTTCATTTCGTCTATGCCAGCCATGGATACCTTGGCTTTTTTAGCGGCTTCTGTCGTTGATTTCAGCTTCTTGGTGGCTTCCGCCGCCTGTTTGTAGGTCGTACCGAATATGCCCGATATGAACCCTGCAATAGACTTTGTGACCGCCGCAAGACCGCTCATCAGAGTGTTTAGCGCAGGCATTACAGCCTGCATTATCGGTGTGAATGCAATCGCTAAATTTGCTTTGACGGCATTCAAAGAATTGGAAAACTGTTCGTCAGCCTTGGCGGTTTCTATAAATCCGTCTTTCAGGGCGCGGAAGGCAGCGTACAGTCCTGCCATAACGAAAACGCGCTTGAAGGTGTTTTTCAGGGTCGTTCCTAATTTGTTGACAGGCTTGATCACGCTTAGCGCAGATTTTCCTATGCCTGATATCTTACTCCCGAGTGATGAAAACGCCTTTGCGCCTACGCTCCTTATCTTGCCGAATACTTTACCGAATCCTGAACCCAGTTTTTTCAGTACAGTGCTTGACCGTGTGTGCATTTCCGACCACTTGGCATTCAGACCGTCCAACTTTTTCTGCGTTGATAAAATACGCTGCTCAACAGCCGCAAGCTGTGATGTAGTCTTGTCGGACGGCTCGGCAGCGGAAAGCTCCTGCCACTTCTTTTGCAGTATCGCCATTTGCTGACTTGTCATTTCAATTTCCTGCCGCAGCCGTTTTGCAGGACTTGTATTGATCTGAAACTTACCAAACTCCGCTAACTTCGCATTAGCTTTCTCGACTGTCTGGGTGAGCGGTTTCCCTATTGATTCAGATATCGCCTCAATCTCTTTTAAAATCTCGGCGGTATTGTACTGCACATAGTTTCCTGTTGATTTAGATATGCGTGCAGAGGCATTCTTCACAGCTTCTGTCATGGACTTTGCCTGTGCTTCTTCGCGCTCCACGAACCGCTGCAATGCTGCTTCAACGCCATTGTCAGTTACTTCCTTGACCTGCTCCATGGCTTGCTCAACAGATTCCGCAGCCTTTTTCCCGGCTGTACCAACGGATTCCTGAACGGCTTCTGCGGCTTGTTTGCCTATGCTGTTCAGCGGTTCTTCTACTGCTTTGCTGACAGCTCCGCCCAGCTTTCCAGCAGAACTCTGTGCCTGTGCCGTAATTTTTTCTATCTGCGGCAGAATTTTGTCCTTGATAACAAAATCCAGTGATATTACTCCGACCGATGTTGGCATGATTTTCCCTCCTTTCACAAAAATGAAGGGCACTCAACGCGAGTGCCCTAAAACATATTCTTAAACATTCGTTCAAACATCGCCGCAAATTGCTCAGGTGCCTGAACTGATTTCATCTGCTGTGCGCGAAAGTTCCGCCAGCCATTACGAATTCGATGTTCGTGCTGTGTGAAATTTTTCAGCCGATCAGGATTATTTTCCTTGCGAATAAGCACAGTCTGTCCCAAGGGCGTATCTTCCATTAATCCTCCGATCAGCAGCCGCCAATCAGAGTAGTGGAGCGATCCCTGCTCGCTTGGGAGAATGTGGTACTGCTTGGCTATCGACTGCTCGATCAGCTCGCGGTCGTGGTCAAGGTCGTACCACTTTTCTTCACTGTTCGGGAAACGAATCCTCGTCCTTTGGCTCTTCGCCCGTCATAGCCGCGATGACCAGCTCGAAAAGCTTCTGGTATGCGGCAAACGAAAGATCCATTTCATCAATTTCCTTAAACTTCTCACCGAAGGCAAGTTTCAGTGCTTCATCTACCTTTTCAACATCTCCCTTAGAATCGTTGAAAAGCTTGGTTACCTTGATCACCGTGTTCTTTC